CGTGGAGACATTATAAAAGGGCTATCACCATCTGGGCGTTGTGACATATTAAGCATTTCACGAGCCTCATTAGGGGTGATAACCTGGGTTTTTACATAGCGCTCAATAATCTGAGACTGTGCAATTTCATCTGTTAGAGTCAATTCATTAAACTTTAACTCTAAAATATCAGTCTTTTCTTTAATAATCTTATTTACAATTTTCTCTAAATGACGTTGAGCTGGGCGAGATACCTGCTCTTTAAATGTTCTGTCTTGAGAAAGAGCTGCAGCAATAGCAGCAGAATCAGATCCACCTAGTTTGGAAATAGGGACTTGATGGGCTATTAAAATCTCATCACGGTTTTGTTTACGATATTTTTCAAACGATCCTTCTTGAACGCCACTTTCAATAGGCTGCATATTGAAATCAACTTTATTATTATCAGTGTCTCCAGGAAGAGGTATATAGAGGGTTCTATGATTCTGACCCTTTAAGCTAGTCTGCATAAACCTAAACATCTTGTCTTCTGCATCAGCAGATAGCTTTGCACCTTTAACAGTAATTATATATCTTGGCACCGCTTTATTTTGGAAATAATCAATATTGTATTGTGCTGCTAAAGAGTCTCCTATTAAAGCAGAAATTGCAGACAAAACATCTGGAACACCGTAATATGTATTTAATGGAGAATACTGCTTAAAATGCAAGATTTCATTTGGTCTTGGATCGGATGTAAGTGGGTTATTGTTTGTAGCTCCAAAATTTCTAAAATATACTAACTTCTGTCCAATAATTTGTACATATCCGTCACGTAAACGTCGAACACGAATTGTTGTTGCTGGTATATGCCCAACATATCCAATTTCTCCAGTTACCGTTCTACCAATTTCAAGGAATCCATTTCCAGTTGCCTGTACGTCGGTATAAAACTTTTCCATTGTTTGCTGAAATGTGTCTTCATCATTAAGAGATTCTAGCCAATCACGAACCTCTAACTTCATTCTTTCAATACGGCGACGAGCACGATCTACTTGTTCTGCATCATCATTCATTTCAAATCTAAGCATTGTACGATCTGTTAAATCAAATTTATATCCAAGTCCTACAACGTTTTCCACTTTAGCATCAATAGCAGCATGATTAGCAAAAGAAGTATCATAATAGCTTGCTAATTCATATGTGTTATACGGTGGTGTAATTACGTCAAATAGACCGTATCCATTTCTATATACCGTTCCAGGATTTATCTGTTTTGACTGAGCTCCGTCTTGACCGCTTTGAAATGCTCCAGCATTTTCTAAATATCTTGGAGTTGGCTCTACTGCTGGATATCTTGGGCTGTAGACATCTGATGGAGGAACATATTTTGAAATATTTCTTGTTGTCCTACGCTTAAAGTTTGTATCTATTCCAGAAAGATCTTTTAATTGATCCCAGGACTTTAAAAATGGATCTTTTTCTTTAAAAGTATTTTCATCATGATACTCTGTATTTAAACTTGCTTGAATATATTCAAAATCTTCACTCATTCTCGTACGCATCTCTTCCATGTTTATTTAATGTATCTTGTGCAGCCTTCCAAGCTCCAAGATCGTTCATAGATGGAATAAGCCCTTGCTTCATTCTATCTAACTGCTCAGAATGCTCTTCTTCTGAAATTCTTGTTAGGCCAGGAATAAATACTGCCTCTCCTTCACCATCATCACCATAATACTTTGCTGCATTCTTAAGTTTGGTAATCTGTGCTATATCTCCACGTACAGATTCAATATTTAGTACGCTACCTTCTCCATCAGTGAACCATTTTCCATCTGATTTCTTATAAACATATAGACCCCAGTTATATTTTTTTTCAATTACCTGACGACGCACATTTTTGACAAGTGGTTTACCAGTTTTTTGACTAATTAAAGGATTCATGTACTAAAGTATACCAGACTATACTGGTGTACCCACCCTTATAGTCCAAGTTGTTTGACTATATACCTTTATTTTATCTGCATCTACCATAAGTCCCTCGTCATCATCAATTATTATTTTGTTTGTTCCAACATAAGATTTATATACGTCGGACGGATTTACACCATATAGCTCTGAGGCAGATATTATTAAAACACCTTCCCATGTATAGTTATTTAGCCAATATACCCACTCATATTGAGATAAACCATCTTCTTTTACTCTAGCCCATGGTCTATTTATTGTACTTTGAACCTGCTGCAAGCTATTGGCTTGATAATACGCAATATTATTAAATACTATAGGGCCATTAAGATTAAGTGATCCAAGATATGAGTCAAACACGAGAGATGTTGAAAACGCTACTCCAAGAACTCCCCACTCTTTTACTGTAATTACTGGCTCACGAACTATTGCCCCATTCCAATAATACGATATTCCATTTGATGGTAATCCAGTTGACTTATTAATTGCATATACTGTTGCTCTGTCTGCTGAATCACTGTTTGGCTGCATATAAAACTCAATAGTGTCGCCTTTATAATCTATTTCAAATAATTTAACAGAGTCACCTGGAAATTCATCATTATCACACCTCATCCATAGTTGGATAGCGCTTATTCTATAGTTGTTTGATAAATTTGAATTAATGGGCATTGATATTCCACGATCTATAAGTGGACTATAATCTCCTCTTACCTCTATACCAGATGTTCTAGTTAGATATAGGTATGGGGTGCTTCCTTTATAAATACTAAATGGATTTTTTGCTTTATAGTCATAATAAAATCCAGACCTTGTGTAGGGAAATAAATTAGATCCAAATCTTGTGCCAACTGGAGTAGCGGAGCTATTACTTAATGCTTGAGATGTTATCTCTAGTTTTTTAAGATTTATAGGTTTACTTAAAATTCCACGAATATTAAAATCTAGATGATACACCAATGCCATCTTGTTAAAATCAATACCCACGCCTGGATAAATTATTGTGTTATCAACAACCTCAAACTTTGTTGATTCCCAATTTGGAAAATCTGATACATTGATAACAGAAGATAGCGATGCTGGCTCTATATTTGCAAAATAAGACTCTGGAGCATTTGCTCCATCTTTAATATACTGAATGCTTATATAGCTACGTATTGATGCATCTTGTGTGTCGTATTGATAAAAACTAATAGCATTTTCACTCATGTCTTGATAATCGTCCCAGCCAGTTAAAAGCTTATTATCTAAATCTGCGTATGGTTTAACTGGACTAGAAGAATATTCTGCTTTTAATTCATTATACGTCCATGTAGTTGTTTGCTCTACTTCAGAAACTGAAGCTGGTTTTGGATAGTTAATATTAAACTGCAAAAAATCTAAATCATAATATGTGTTTCCAACATCGTTTGTCACATACTGGCCAAAATATGAAAGTGGCAAATAGTCTTCCCATGATCCAGCCACGCCTATGTCTAAAAAGTATGTTCCATAGGCTTCTGTTGGCAACAATGTATAGCTAGCAGTGTGCTGTAATAACTCTATTGCATTTAATGATTCTTCACTACCAGTTGCTAGGTAGCTATCCAAAATAACAAATCCATCAGAATCAAAATTATTTTTTATCTTATCATAGTTGTATGATGTACATAATCCAACAGAGTATATTTTTCCAGTAAATTGCCTGTCTCCAATATTATCGCCAGCAATATAAATATTTAATCCGTTTTGATTTCCAAAAAATGCAGAAACATATCCACCAAATTTTTGTGAAATTGTGGAAACATTAACTCCTACAGCAAACTTTTCATCTTCAACTATAATATCTGTTCTATAGATTTCTTGATTATTTCCATTATAATTTATAGAATAAACTATCTCGTCTAAATCTTTGTATATAATAAAATAGTTTCCTGTTATAGAGCTATATATTTTAAACAATATCTCTGTTGTTAATAAATTATCTGATGAAAATACTCCATAGAGTGCAGATATAGGTGAACCTAAAATGTTAAACTTATTAAAATTAAAATAACAATTATCTGAATTCCAAGAGCTATTAGGCCTAAATGTAATAAACCTGTAATCTAAAGAGTTTTGCTCTAATAAGTTATCTTCATACAAATCATCTAATGTTTTTGTATTTAAAACTATATCTGGCAAAGAGTATTGTGGTGTTGATAAAAATAAACCAGTTGCATTTAAATTATCAAAGGTTCCTTGTTCCCATGTTCCAATATCTGGATAAATATAATTATTTGTGTAATCAGAAAATGGATAATCTATAAAGGCTGATGTTCCTCCGTACCCAGAGTTAATTCCTTCTGGAGAAAGAACTCCTTGCCCGTATACCCATCTTCTTTTTGCCACATTGTTAGCAACTGAATACGGATAAATTGCAATACAATCAATTTCTATTGGAGTAATGTCTTGGTATGAATAAAATCCAAGCCAGTCCTGGTCGTCTCCGTATTCATTTAGTTTTTCTGGCAAAGTCAAGCTTGATGTCATAATATTTAGGTTGATTATTTCTTCACCATTAAGAAGAACGGTGGCAGAGTTACGAATAACTCTGACATGAATCAGCATTGGTCTAAACCATTCACCAACAAAGTATGAAGAAAATTGTTTTCCAATAACTAGTGTTAAAAATCCAGACTCTACGTATAGTCCATCGGAAGATCCTATTGGACCAAATATTTTTCTTGCTTCATATGCACTAGAATTAATTCTAATCCAAAACTCAACAGTATATTCTTTATACTGACCATCTTTATTTAAAAATCCATAACCTGGAACTATTAGCGAAGGCTCTTGTAAATTTTCACTATTTGGTCTTAGTCTTGTAATATTGGATCCACCGTATACCATCGGTAATCCTGTGTTTCTTGCTTTAAGGCTATTGCTATCAACAAGATAATATCCAACATCTCCACCAAGACCATAAGGGTCTGACGGTATGCACTGACTAGTTGATAGTGCAATATTAGAAGGCAAAGAAATTGGTATCACACCAAGAGAGTAAGCATTAAAATCTTCAGACCACTGTCCAAGAGTTATTCCGTTTAAATAAAAAACATAGTCTGACGATGATGCTCCGCCATCTGTATAAGTAAACTGTATAACAAGCCTTAAGTCGGTATTTTCTTCTGGTATTGTAAATGTTTCAGAAACAAATGACCAAAACTGAAAAACAGAAGTATTAAAGGTTTTAAGATTTTGAATTATTTGCGATGTTGTTGTATCTGTGTATTCATATCCTATAGAAACAGAAGAAAGGTATGCGCTATCAGAATAGAAATATGATCCAACACTAAATGTTTTTAATTCTTGACTTAGGTCAGAAAAATTTATTATATTGTCGCTTACCAAAGAAACTGTTTTAATATTTCCAGCAGGAACATCGCCTTCTATCATAGCCATGTAGCTAGTTAAAAACGGTTGATTCAAGCTAGATGTGCTTGTTGTAACAGTACAGCCTGTTGCTATCCACTCATCTTGTATATTTCTTTGTAATTCTGATATCAAAGAAATATAATCAGATTTGTCGTCTAAAGCCCAAAGAGCTAACGGTTGCTCTGAATATACTTTCTCTGCATATAGATTAGATGGGGTAGTCATTATTTTCTCCTACCCCAATTATAGCAGTTAGGATATTTTTATCATACATGTATCTGTAGTGCAGTATGCTTCGCCTTCAGCTTCTAAATTGTCTACCCCATCATAAATAGCAGACCAATTAATCTTTTTAATCTGTCCAATATATGCGTTATATTCATCCTTAGTAATCTGGGTATATGGTTGCTGAGGGTATGTTTTATTACCCATTGGCAAGAAGGATACTGCTTTTAGCTGACCCTCATACATATGAAGTGCTGGAGCTACATGCTTTGTTTCTGTTTCTTTATCAAATGAAAGAGTAACTGAAACACCATTATCTGACCAATATTTTTGAGTTGTTGCAGCAAGTGCAATCTTTTCAAATAATGTTACATCTTTTTCAGAGCGTGGATGTCCAGAATGTACTGGGAAATATACAACAGTTGTATTTGCAGATACTAAATCTGCTTCCATTTTATATCCCGCTGCTTTAAACAAACTGATCATAGGATCTTGATTGCCAAAACGAATTGCACGAAGGAAAAAGTTTCCTCCTGGCCCCCAGTGAACACCTGGAGTTGCTCCAGATAGTAGTGATACTGAACCTGATGGCTTAACCGTTGTTACACGAATTGATTCACGAACACACAACCATTCAGAATATGAGTGATCATATTTACGAATTGTCTTATATCCCTCATCCATCCATTCACGAACTGCTGGCAAACCCTTTTGATCAGCAAAGGATGCAATGCCAGTGAGGGATGTTCCTATGCGACGATTGCGCTGCATAATGCCATTTGTAATCTGCCAATGTGTAGGCACAAGTGTAACTGTCTTTCCATACAAATATGCAAACTTTAGAGTACGCAAAAAGTCTTCTTTAGATTCATGACGATTTAAATGTACTTCAACTAAAGTACAGAGCTCATAACTCTCTAGTGGTTGTTCGGCACATGGATTAAACCCCATCACACGATAGTCTTTACCATCTGCAGGATCTGCAAGACGACCAAAGTTTCTAGCAACATCTAGCCAAATAAATCCTGGCTCTCCATTATCTGCAATTAAATCAACATAATCTTCATACTTAGTTCCAACTGAAGCAGAAATAGAATTATTACTCATCCATGCCCATCCTGGATTTTCTGGATCAAAAGAATTTCTATCTGGAAAAACTTCTGCATTTTTTAAATTAATAAAGTTTTTATCTTCTGGAGATCCCAACGCTAAAGTAGCAGAGCGACGAACATTTCCAGCAACAACACAAGTTCCAATAAGATTTACAACATCTACAATTGCACGAGAATCAAGAGTCTGTCCTGATCTGTCTCCAATTACAGTACGCAAAGTATCATGTAATTTAATCAAAGGAGCTGGGCCAGATGCTGTTCCGCCAAAACCTTTAATTGGTGCTCCTAATGGTCTAATCTCAGAATAATCAAAATTAATCTTAGCCTGACCTTGTTTCAAATATGAATTAAGTAATAGTCTTACAGACTCTACCCATCCTTCTCTTGTATCAGGTATAACGTATGTTATTTCTTCTTTAGTGTTAGAGTATATTTCCATACCCTTTTCTTGTCCAAGAGTGTCAAACCCTACTCCTACTCCAAGCATTAGGGCATCCATAACCCAGGCAAAAAGGGCTCCAGGGTCGTTTCTATCTATGTCCCTAGTAGAAACCATGGCGCAGTTCTGTAAAGCTGCAGAATTGCGTCTTTCCATTGTCATAGGGGTGCCAAAAGCCCATAGCCCACGTCCTGGTGGAGTCCACTTAAGATTAAACATACGGTCATAAGCTTCTTGAGCAGATTTTTGTGCCTTATTGTCATTCCATGGAAGACGATTTTCTTTGGCATGGTTTTTTTGCACTGAATACATACCCTCAATTACACGCTTACAAACCTCATGCCAGCGTTCTTTCATTCCATTTTCTTTGATTCTTGAATAAGTACGAATAAAAGTGATCTCACCTAAAGAATTGCCACCTGCGTCGGTAAATCCAAAAGGAGGTTCAACCTCTTTATACTTGTTTACAAATTCATCCAATAACCTAAAAGAAAATACATCTGACATTTAAAATTAAAACCTCTCACTAAAATATTAATAGAACTTTGTTAATCACAAAGTACTGTAAGTATATCACAAAATTTACAATAAGAAAAACCCCTATATTTCAAGGGGTTTTAACTTATTCAACCTTTAGTTTAGGTTGAGTACTTTTGTTTTATTAAAGTACTAAGATGTTGCTAGGTCTCCAAGAAGTACCCATGTGTCAGTATTTCTCTTAATAAGAGTTGCAGTTGACCACTGAGTTCTTAGCTTTAATGTAGTAGCAGTATTTATTGTTACTCCACCAGTTGCTACCACTGTAGTTTGTCCAGCCCCAGTTTGTACTAAGTTTATCTGTGTTCCTACTGGATACGCTACAGAAGAATTTAAAGGAACTGTTAGGTTATTTGCTGAAGCTACGTTCATTTCAACAACCTTATCTTTATCAGCTAAAACCAATGTATAAGATGCTGTTTGAGCATTTGTTTTCAATGTAGATGATGCAAATTCACGAGCAGTAGATCCATCACCGACAAGAATCTTATCAAGTGTTGAATCCCATGCAATTACACCTTCTGTAGTTGAAGATGATGTAGAAAGTGTTAGAGTTGGTGTTGTAATTGTAGGGCTTGTAAGTGTTTTATTTGTTAAAGTTTGTGCTGTAGAAAGATCAGCTGTTACTCCTGTGTTTATACTAAATGATGTTCCAGTTAGTGTAAGTCCATTACCAGCGGTATATGTTCCAGCTCCAGAGAATTGACTAAATGCTATTGGGTCAGTTCCTACAGTACCTACTGTGTTTGTTTGTACCCAGCCAGTATTATCATTTACAGTACCGCCAGTTACGAATACAAAGTCTCCGCCATCAATTTCTGCTGGGGTATCAAAATCTGTTGCACGAGAAGGTGCTCCAGAAGCTGCTACAACATAAATACCATTTTGAGACTGTGTTGTTTGATTCTTTACAAGAATTCTGTTTCCAGTAGCTAAAGTAACACCGTCAAGAATATCTCCATTTTCAACATCAGTTGCAAGTGTAATATTTGCAGTTGTTGCTGCTACAGCTGATGGGTGAATATGAAGTCCTTCTGCAACTGCATCAACATATTGTTTTGTTGCTGCCTGCAGAGCGTCTGATGGGTCTGCATGAAGAGTTAGGTATCCAGTCATAGTGGATCCTGTTGTATAAACTCCATTTGTTACTGTGCCAGCATTACCGCTGACATTTCCTGTTACGTTACCTGTGACATTTCCTGTTACGTTACCTGTAAGATTTGCAGTAACTGTTCCAAAAGTAACATTATCTGTTGTTGCTACAGCCTGACCAATTGACAATGTAATTGTGCTATTTGGATCATCGTAAACTTTTGTTACACCAGTCCCGCCTACAAGAACATCGTTCATCTCGTCTGCAGTAATTTCACCAAGATCTGGAATCTGAGAAGATGTAAGCTTTCCGCTACCATCAAGTGTTGCTACACCATTGGCTACAGCAAGATCAGCTGTTTCTACATAATCACCAAGAGTTGTATCAAGTGCTGTCTCATCAATAAAATAATCTAGGCTAGACCAAGTATTTGTACCGTCGCCAATTTTAAGTTTGTTTGTATCTGATTCCCAGCCAATTTCACCAGCATTGAGAACAGGATTCGCAGTGGTCCATTGGCTGGCAGTACCTCTGCGCTGTTGCATTCTTGTTGCCATTGATATTCCTCCGTTAGCAATCTATGTTCATATTATAACAGATAATTAGTTAAAGTTATCTGTTGCAATTCCGCCATCCCAGAGGTAAACCCAGGAGTTCGTATTGTAGGATCCTGCATCTTCAAAATCACCAGCTGATTCTGTTACCAGTCCAGCGTCTTTGAAAATACTAACCACAAGACCAGTTCCATCGATAGCAGTATCGTGAATGTGTTGTGGTAAGTCTGTTGTATCTATAACAAATGCAATTGGATTCCATGTAGAGTTATAGTAAACAAACAGTCTTTGTTCTACTGAATCAAAATATAGTTCTCCATTAGTAGCACTAAGTGGAGCAGAAGATTCTACTGGAACTATTACTGTATCAAATAAGTCATCTACGTAATCTTTTGTAGTTGCATGTGTTCCAAGAGTAGGGGTGGCAACAGTAACTGTGCCTCCAAAAGTACCGCCCAAAGTTACACTAAGGCCGTTCTTTACCTTGAAGTCTTTGTCTGTTGTTGCCATCCCTTACTCCTTAACTTTTATTACTTAATTAAAGTTCCAACAACAGCAACATCTGTGTTGTTGTTAATTGTTGTTACTCTTATTCTTACGTCTGCACCAGAAACATCTGCAGTAACATCAAATAGATTTCCATTTGTGCCAACCATTGCATATTCTGTAATTGCTACGTTATTTGAAGCATCAAGAGTCAAAAGAATCTCAGATACTTCTGTGTGAGAAGCTGTTTGAGCCTTTATGATAAACTTTGCAGAACGATATGTTGCATGTGCAAAATCATATGCTGTAACTGTGCTCGCTGTAGCAACTGTTGAAGTTGCTGCAACATGTGTTACAACATTGTTAATATCTACTTCTGTAAAGTTTGGAACTACTGCCTCAAGAGCAGATACTGCACGAGCATCTGTAAAGTAAAGATTTGTTCCTTCAGCAAGAGCTGTTGTGTTGTGATTTGCAAGGCTTGACACTGTACCAGTAACATTACCTGTTACATCTCCAGTTACGTTTCCTGAAACGTTTCCAGTAAGATCACCAGTAACATTTCCAGTAACATTTCCAGTTAGATTTCCAGTTACGTCGCCAGTTACGTTGCCAGACACGTTGCCTGTAAGATCACCAGTTACGTTACCAGATACATTTCCAGTTACGTCGCCAGTTACGTTACCAGAAAGGTTTCCAGTTACGTCGCCGTTAACATTTCCTGTTACGTTACCTGTAAGGTCTGCTGTAACAGTAGATAAAGTAATATTATCTTGTAGTGCAAATGTATTTCCAGTAAGATCAAGGTTTGTTCCTGCCTGATATGTGCCAGCACCTGAGAACTGTGTAAATAGAATTGGAGAAGATCCAATTGTAGTTACTACCTGTGTCTGTACCCATCCAGTATCTCCGTATGTTGAACCGCCTTCTACGAATGTGAAGTCTCCAGGTACAACTTCTGTTGGTGTATCAAAGTCTGAAGCACGTGACCATGCTCCAACAGCTGCAACGTAAATACCATTCTGTGAAGTAGTTGACTGATCCTTAACAAGGATACGGTCTCCCGCAACTGTCTGGTATCCATCAATCATTAGCAAGCCACCAGTTGCTAAATCAATATTTGCTGTAGTAGCAGCCTTTGATGAAGCGTGAATGTTCAAGCCTTCAGCTACAGAATCAACATATGCCTTTGTTGCTGCATCATCTGCAGCACTTGGTGTATCTAGATTTGTAACTCTAAATCCACCTGCATTAAGATCAGTTCCAAGTGTTTTGTTAGAAACTGTTTGATTTCCTGTGTCAGTTAATACTGAGCTATCAATTGCTATTGCACCAGCTTCAATATGAAGACCAGTGCCTAGGTCAGCAGAAAAAGCTCCGCTTGTTGAATTATAATCAAGTCCGTCTCCTGCAGATACTGCTCCACGAGCAAGTGTGTCTGAGAAGTACTTGTTTGTTGTACCTTCTGCCAAATCATCAGTGTCATGATTTGAAATATCTGATACTGTACCAGTTACGTTGCCAGTAACATCACCTGTAACGTTACCTGAAACGTTTCCTGTTACGTTACCAGTTAAATCACCAGTTACGTTACCAGACAATGAAGCAGTTATTGTTCCTGCAGCAAAGTTTCCTGAAGCATCACGTAGTACAACTGTGTTTGGTGTGTTAGAAGGTGTCGCTGCTCCGCCAATCAAACCAATGATATAAGTTTGATCTGCTTCGCTCTTTGTAAGAATGTCATAATTATTGATGGTACCTGTAGAACCTTCAACAATCAGACCATTCTTTACCTTAAAGTCTTTTGTGACTGTTGCCATTTTTTATCTCCTAAGTTAAATTAAGCCTTGAGTCCCATACGTGCAAAACGTACAGTTATAGGCGTAATACCCACTTGCGGTGTTACAGTTATGTTAACCGTTCCACCTGCTTTAGAGACGCTAACGGTGCCAATATTCCCATCGTTGTCTATTGTTCCATACTCTGTGACTGATACATCTTCATTATCAATTAGTATGGTCAATTCTGTTGCGTAGAATAAATTATCTCCCGCACTTGTTTTAGAAATTCCAATTAAGTACTTTACCATTCTCCAGCTTGCTGCGGTAAAGTTATCAATTACAGTTGCATTTTCAATTCCTGTAATTGTATTTTCATTATTACCAAATGTACCAAGGTCTAACGCTTGCGCTGCAGTGGTATCAATAAGGTCTGCGTAATCTTCTTGAGACGGACGATCACCAGTCTCATACTTAGATTTTACGGATGCAATTGATATACGGGCCATGAGTAAATTATAACATATTTTTGTTAAAGAATATAGTTAGAAAAACCAATAACTTGTAAAGGAATGGGCGGTACATTAGATGGACTAACTCCAGGAACTTGTATTGCAGTAAATCTAACTCTAAATGGCAAAACCTCTTCAATTACTGATAATTTTGAAGGACCAAGTATTGTTGAGTTAAAACCTTCTAACTCTATATTTTTTGTTAATACAAATGGATTGTTTAATATTTTTGAAGAAGCCATTATGGAGTAACATCCTCAAGCACAACGATATACCCTTGTGCTACTGTCCAAACAATTTCATCACTTGGAAGAGATAGCTCAATATCAAAAATATCATTGGTTTGAAGAAGTTCAGAATCTGATGCACTTAAAAATACAGTAAATTCTCCTGGACCATCATCAGCATCTGCTGCTGGTGTCAAAGTCAAAATAACTGTTGCATCATCTGTAATTTTTCCAGGTACTACTGGAGGATTTGGTCTTGCTATATCCATAACAATTGTCCAATCTGGAATATTTAATGGTTGACGATTATCATCAGTTACATAAACACGAAATGAAGATGTATCTCCATTAACAATTGTCCATTTTACTTGTGGTGGTGCTGAACCAATATCGTACTGATTTTGTCCGCTTCCTCTGTATGTTGCCATTATGCTAAACCTGCTTTCAATGATCCCCAAGTACCGTTGCCTTTTGGACTTCTAAATAATAAAGATCCAGTTGATGCATTTGATGATAAAACAATTCCAATAGCACCAGAGCCTAAAGCGGCATTGTTAGTAAGTCCGCCAGAATTCCCAACATATAAAATATCTCCAGCTGCAAATGATGATGTATCAATATTGTTAAATACACCAGAAACTAAAATCTCTCCATCGCTACCATTTGTAATATTTGACAACGCTAAACCAACAACTGGGAATGTTGTTAGATCTGTTGCTTCACATTTTGCAACTGTTGTTTTTGTAGAAAATCCAGTTACATAAACTGGATCGCCTTTATTGATTGTTACTCCGCTA